GTATCCACAGATCACTTTGTCGGTATACTGATGATTTTCGAGGTATTCCACCCCGCCGTTGACCGACGCGATTGTGAGGCCGTCCTTGCCGTATGGATAGAGACGGGTAATAAGGTCTTTGGATTTGCCTTTGTAAGCAATGCTGCGGAGATTCAGCTCATCGGTCAGGTATTCTCCGGACGGGGTAACGTTGTTTGGGTTTATAATAACAAGCCGTTTCGCCTTAGTGTGCCATTCATATGCCACGGAATAAGTGCTCATGGCCTGATTGGCTATATCGTAATTCGTAGCGTTCTCCATGTGGATGGTACGGCTGATTTCCGGATCATATCCCTCGATCGTCCAGCCGGCCGGCAGAAGCGTCTGGAGCAAAGCACGGAGCGTCACGCTGCCGGAATCGTAAACGCGGTGAAAATCTCCGCGCAAAAAATCAAGATCAACCACGCAGCTGATGCTCGCGAGGCGGCTCGGCGCGTCAATGGATTTTACGACATAATAATTGTCCCCGTACTCAATGCGGCTTTCCTCGGCAAGCCTTTTGTATGTCTGCGTATCGGTCTGGATGTCGAAATCAAGCGTATCCTCGCCGCCGTCAACGTGCGTGATGTAAAAATTCGATTGCTCGGTAATCGGGTATTTCTGCCCGGACATATAAACAGACAGCATGTTTTCACCTCAAATGTAAGTCGGATAGTATCCAACGGACAGATTTGATACGGGCTTGCTCGTCTGGACGACATAGGCGGTTTCAGAGGGTTCGAGCGCCGGGAAATCCACAAGATTCGTGTCGGCAAATTTGTTTTCGCCGTTTTGCGTGATGATTTTTTCAATCCCATCCAGCACGATATGGGCGCCGGATGGAATCGTAATCAGCTGGATTTCATTTGTCCCAATCGAAACTGTCATATCCTGCATATCTTCTGGAGCGTCAAATTCGATTTTTACTCCCGCCGGAGCTGTTCCGCCATAATAGATCGGCGCTCCTGCCGTGTACTGGCTGATGCTGATGTACGGCCCGTGCTGGACGCTCTGAAACGCCAGCGTAAATTCTGCAATGTGCCGGTTTGTCCACTCCAAATCGGAGACTTCGGTGAGCACGGATCGATAATAAAATCCGTCCGGCATTTGCAGATCAGTCGTCTTATTCAGAGCTAAGATCAGAGCAGACATTTTTCTTGACGCTTCGGCATAGTTTTTGCCGATGATGTGTACCTTTGCAGTCAATGCCTTAGGAGTAATTTCCGAGTGCAAGAGCGCCGGAAAGGAATAGTCCTCTCCGGGCGTGATCATATTCGAGATGGACGGTGTGCCAGGATTCCAATTAGACAATACTGCCCCGTAATTTTTCAGCGGAATTCCATCGATATACATTGTCCCAATCATCCGTTATCAAATCCTAACTGTTTTGATAGATATGGGCTGGCCGCAAGTGCAAGCTCCCGCCCGTCCATATCAATATGACTCTCCAGCACTATTTTCTGTGTCGGCACTGTGGGGACCGCGGCAGACTGCAAATTTGCATTGACGCCAAGATTCATTTCCGGCACCAGCTTCTGCACAGCCGCCGACATTTTTCCGACGACGGAATCCAAATTGTCTGTAAAACCTTTGCCAATGCCGAGTACGGCGTTCTTGCCGATTACATCAGCAAACAATGTCGAGGGAGAGTGGATGCCCAGCCCTTTTTTAAATCCAGCAATAAAATTGTTGCAGAAACCGGATACCTTGCTCCACAACCACCCCGCCGCACCGGTAATACCATCCCAAATACCGTAGATTACATTTCGCCCGATATTAAGCATATTCCCGGGCAAGTCGGAAAAAAAGCTTACGACTCCCTGCACGACATTGGACGCCGCGCTTGTCGCCGTGCTCCACATGCTCGATCCCCACGAACTCACGTTTCGGACCACGTTGACAAGGAAGTTCCAGATTCTCCCAGGAAGTTGTGAAAACCAGTTCCCGATTCCGTTGATGATTTTCGGGATCTGCACAGACAGATAACTCCACATATTGGAGCCCCATTTGCCGATATTCGTCACCGTCTGAACTAAAAAATTCCAGATGCGACCGGGAAGTTTTGCGAACCAGTCGATGATCCCTTGGATGATTTTGGGGAGTTCGCCCGTCACCCAATTCCAAACATTTTTCCCAAAATTGATTACGGCCCTGACTGCGGTTCCAAGCGCAAGACCGAGGTTGTAGGGAATTTTTGCGAACCAATCGCCTATCGCTGCGATCCAAGTGGGGATTGTAGACGTAAAAAACGAAATTATTCCGTTCCAGCAATTAGAAAAGAATTGTCCGACCTGTGTCCACAAACCATCCCACCATCCCGGGATCGAGCTGAAAAATCCAACAACCGCTTGCCATGCGGTTTGCAGTCCTCCACACACTGCGGCCCACAGATTCCCGAACCATTGCGAAATAGCACCCCAGTTTTTCACAATCGCTATAACAATTATGATTGCGGCCACAACTGCAGCAATGATCGGAAGGATCGGGAGGATCGCCGCCATGACAGGCCCGCCCAAAAACGCCGCTATCGTCCCGATTGACGAAATCAGCGTTCCTAAAATGATAAGCAGAGGCCCGACCGCCGCCACAATCCCGCCAATAATCAAGACTACATTTTGCATCCCGGGGGAAAGATTTGAAAACCAGTTGGCCAAATTTTGGATGAACCCGGAAAGCTTCTGGATCATCGGCAAAAGCGCTGTTCCGATCGCAATTCCAGCCGTTTCGATTGACCCTTTCATTTGCTCCATCGCTTTTTCGGTTGGGCCCATCTGCGAATTTGCTAACCGTTGCGCGGCTTCCTGATCGTTGGTTGCCTTCGTATATTTTGAAAGCCCTTTCGACCCTTCGCTCATCAGGACGGTCGCCGCGCGGGTCGCGTCGCTGCCGAATATCGTGCTCAGCGCCTGCTGCTTTTGCTGATCGGAAAGGCCTCCCATTTTATTCTGCAATTCCTGGGAAATCCCGGCTGCGTCTTTCATGTGGCCGTTGGAATCCCACACGTCAATCCCGTATTTTTTCATGGCATCGGCGGCTTTATCTGTCGGCGCGCCGAGCCTTTGCAGCATCGTTTTAAGCGACGTGCCAGCGTCCGACCCGGTAATCCCGGCATCCGCAAACGCACCAAGAACTGCTGTCGTGTCCTGTATGCTCCAGCCGGCAGTATGCGCCTGCGCGGCGCACTGTGACAGGGCATCCGCAAGCGGAGCGACGTCCGTAGACGATGCCGCCGCCGCGCCGGCAAGGGCGTTGACGGCCTGCGCGGAATTATTCGCGGAAAGGCCAAACCCGCCCATCGCCTGTACAACGGTATTTGCCGCATCGCCGAGCTCCATCCCGGACGATGCCGCAAGATCCATCGTCGCCTTGAGGGCACCGCCTTTGATGTCCGCCTCAGTCAGACCGCCCTTGGCAAGCTCCGTCATCGCGTTGCCCGCCTCGGTTGCCGAAAACTGTGTATCGGCGCCCATTTTCATGGCAAGGTCGCGGAGACTGCCCATTTTGCTCATGGGGACGTTCAGTGCGCCGGCGGTCTGGCTCATGGATGTTTCAAAATCCGATGCCGTTTTTACTGCGGCGCCGCCGACTGCTCCGATTGCAAGCGTCGCGGGAAGCATTTTCTGACCTGCACCGGAGATCTTTTCCCCGGCGCCCTTTGCCTCTTCCCCAAATGCACCCAGCACATTGCCCACCGTTGTGGATTCCTTTTTCAATCCTTTGATTTTTTCCTGTGTGGCAATAAGTTCACGTTGATAGGCCTGGTACTGCTCCGTGGAAATTTTGCCTTCGGACAGTTGCTTTTTCAAGTCCCCGTCTGCAGCTTTAAGAGTTTTCTCCTTCTCCTGCAGGGCAAGCAATTCTTTTTGAGCGGCTCCGGCCTTCTGCCCGAGGAGAGTGACGTTCGTCGGGTCGAGCTTTAGCAGGCGGTTAATATCCTTGAGCTGCGACCCAGTCTCCCGAATCGTCCCGTTGACGCCCTTCAGCGCGGCGGAGAGCGGGCCGGTGTCGCCGCCAATCTCAACCGTAATTCCTTTGATACGACCACCTGAAGCCATAAAATCACCACCTGTCAAAATCGGCTTGCGTCGCAAGCCTCGGGTATTTGTACTCGTCGTTTTTCTGTTCGGTCAACATATCCAACACCATACCCACGGTCAGCAGATCAAGGTCCGATATGCTCAGCCCGAGTTCCACGCAGCGCAACAAAAAAAGCGGGGTGTTTACTTCCCGCTCTGTGGGCCGCTCTTTTTTTTTGGGATGCTCGTGGTCTGCATATTAAGGCCCCACAGCTCCAAAATCTCCGGGAGAATTTCCGTAATCGAAAACATGGCGAATTGCTCCAGCCACTTATCCGGGTCCGATGGAACGTTATCCGGGTCGGCATGTTTTGCAAGCAGATAGGCCACATTTTCAAACATTTCAAGGTCAAATGCGCTCAGCTGTTCGCCTTCGGTTTTGGCCTTTTTCATTCTGGAATCCAGCTCCCCGAGGTCCTTAAAAATATCCCGCCGAAATTTGATACGGTACAGGCGGGGAACCGAGGCATCGGCCCGCATTTTTACCTGCACATCATTCCCATCGGTACCTTTTACAGTGATCGTTTTCAGCATACCGTTCATCCTTTCAAGCCCAACGCCGGAGTCAGCCGGTTTACGAGTATATAAAAGGAGCTGTTTTGCGACAGCCCCTTGATATGAATTTGAATGGAAGTCAACCGGCTTCCGTCACGGTCAGCATCGCCGCCACCGTCGAAACAGTCACGGACAGGCCGCCTTTGGTGTTGGTCACAAGGCACCGATACAGCGTGCCGTCGTCGCCGGCCACGGTAGCGGCGGTCTGATAAGATGCGGAGTTTGCGCCGCTGATATTAGCAAACGTACCGCCGCTCACAGCCTTTTGCCACTGATAAGACAGCGCGCCGCCGTCGACCGATTCAGCGGTCACCGTGAAGGTAGCCGTTGCGCCGGCAGCGACGCTCACACCGGACGGCTGACCGGTGATATTAGGGTTTTGTACGCCGGGCAGATGTACCGCATTGTACCAGCCCTGATAGACGTCCGTCGTCGTGTCAGCCGTGGTTTTGCCCTTGACAATCGTCGAAATGGCCTTCGCCGTCTCTCCCGTCCCGATGGTGATCGGCTCCGGCAGCGTGAGCGGCGAGGCGGTGATCGTGCCGGTCTCCGTTTTTGGCTCTTTGGAATCCTCCGTGGTTTCGCCCTCGACGGACGGTCGCGTCATTTTGCAGTTATAAAGCACATGCCGGATCGCGTTTTTGTCACCCTCAAATTCAAAGAGCAGAGCAAAGGGCTCCGGCTGGACCGACGCGTCCTCGATCTGGACGCCGGACGCATCCTTGACCTCCCCCATGATTTCCTCGCGAAAATCATCCGGGATTATCGCAGACTCGTAATCGCCAGAATACCCGTTGTTGGCAACGGACACATAATAGGCGGTATCGTCCGCGTAAAATGGGGTCGCATCCCCTTCAGCGTCAAGCCCGAGCGACACGGCCCCCGGCCACGCGACGGGCGCAGCATAGGTCGGAGTGCCATCCACGCCGATGGTCAATTTGGCGTAGTGGACGTTCCGCAGGCCAAACTTGACTTTATTTTTATCCATCGTTCAACACCTCTAATTCATAAAGTGCCTCAAAACAGTGCTCTGTTTCGAGATAAGTTTCTTCGGTTTTCTCATAATAAAGCCCCGCAGCCGTCAGCGCGTCCTCGATTTTTTTCTCGGAATCCGGATCCTTTTTCGCGGTGTAGAGTTCCACCTGCATGTGCCGGGCCGTGGAATAAGCGATACCGTCCGCGCCGAAAGAGTTCCCATAGGCTTCAAGATAGCAGCCCCAGGGGAGAGGCGGAGCCTTCCCAACCGGCCATGAGTGATAGGCAAACGGGATTCCGGTACCATCCAGTATCGTTTTCAGCTCGGAGAGTTTCATCTGCTTCACCCGGCTTTCACTGTTATTTTCACGCGACGCTGGAGTTCCTGCTCGGCATGCTCTGCGGCCGGCCTGATATGCGGATGGCCCTCAACTCGGCCGCCGCCGACCTTGGCATGACCATTCTCCAACAGGTGGGTGAGCTGATAATCAGTGCGGTTATAGACCGTGATGCGCAGGTCGTTGGTGGTCTCGTAAGACGTCCTTTCAGACCAGCCTTTTCTGTAATCGCCGGTCAGCACAGGAGACTTCTGCTTGATTTCATCTCGGCACTCTTTGGCAACGCCGCGCACGTCTTTTTTGACACCAGCTGTCACTTCTGCGGTATATTCCCGTACCGCATCCGATATGGCCGCACCAAGGTTTTCGGGCTTGACTTTTTTAGGCATCCGCAATCTCCTCCAAATGCAGCTCGATCGTATCCGGCTTATTCGCGTAGGTCCGGTAGACATGCAGGCGTTTTCCGTTGAGCCTTGCTTCCGTCTGCCCATCATAGTCGCACAGGCGCATGGTCGCCACGCAGTCCGGCTTCATGCCGTTCCGGCCGGCGTCGAAAAATTCGGCGCGGGTGATGCTTGAAACCGAACAAAACGCCGGTGTTTCAACCGGCGTTTTAATCCAGTTTCCGATGTCGTCCTGATGCTCTTCGTAGGCAATCAGCGTGATTTCATCCGTAAAATACATGGTCACGCCCCCTCGACGTTGTAATCCCCGGAGAGGGAGAGCGCCGCCTTGAGATGCTCATAGGCTTCCGCAAACTTCCCGGCAGAATCATCATACCCGAATTGCGCCTTGCAGTAGAGCTTGACGGCCTGCTGGATGAGCAGGTCACTGGAATCCAATTTTTTCACGCCGGAGTTTTGTAAGTCGAGCTTGCAGGCGTCGATAGTCTGTTCCAGCTCGTCGTCCATTTTATTTGACGAGATGCGGAGCCAGAGCTTCACCGGCGCGAGCAGGCTTCCGGATGTCCAGGCCATTCAGATCACCTCTTAGACGGTTTTCTTGGTGACGGTGACGAGCGAGTTTTTGTCCACAACCTTTCCGTCGACCAGCATAATCGCCTTAGTCACCTGGTCATCGGTTTCATTATCTTCGTACCGCTTGATGGTCACGGCATAATTGGTGTTAAGGACGTAATCCTCCGGCCGGAAAAGGAATGCGACGACCGTGTCCGACGTGACCGTATCAGCATAGCTGGGCATATAGTCATTGAGGACAACCCGGCGGCCCAGCAGGGTCCGCTCCGGCGCGCCGTTGATTCCGTAGTTCACGCGGGCAATCGGCTGCTTCGCGCTATCCACCATGCCGATAAATTTCATAAAGGTCTTTTTCGTCATGAACCAGACCGCGCCGTTTTCGTAGGCCAGAGGGAGCGCAGCCTCGGCGTCAACGAGGGTGCTGTAGTCGATCTTTCCGGTCGCGGTGATGTCGACGTTCTGGCCGTCCGGAGCAGTCTCGGCCAGAATGCCTTTCGGCTGCCCGGAACCCGTGCCGCTGATGATAGTCTGTTCCTGCGCCTTGACCATTGCCTCGGATACGCTGTTGACAAACGTCGTTTCAAAAAATCCGAGCGTCACGACGGAGGTTTCCAGCGACATCGAAATCGCGCAGCGGAGTTTATAGTACCCGAACGTGATGCTGCCAGTGGTCTTTTTCTGCGTGTCGCTTCCGGCGCCCTCGGCGACCCACGTCGCGACGGGCTTCACGGCGCTGGTCGGGATGGAGACGCCGCCCTTGTATGCCGTATGCGTGACCAGAGGGAGAATCATGCCGATGGATTCCATCTTTTCGACGATGCGCTGGGCAATCGTCGTCGGAATCACGGCGCCGACGTCCGGCGTGGTAGTGGATTCGGCCGCGTCACGGAGATTGGCCGGGAAAGCCTTGCCGCGGAGAGTATAATCCATAAACGCCTTGCGATATTCATCGGAATCGTAGACGTCGGCCGGGCCTTGCGGTGCGAAGGTGGAATCAACGGTCGTACCGGCCACGGGCTTACCCGCAGCGGATATGTCAACGATTTTCGGTGTTCCGGACAGCGCGTTCAGATTTGCCTGCGCCTTAGATTCGGCGTCGTACTTATCGTCCAGCGCCTTGATTTCTTTGGTCTTGTCGGCGGCTTCTTTCAGTTTGCCGCCGTCAATAAGAGCCTGCGCGGAATCGACGAGGTCCTTGCGCTTTTTCATGTACTCTTCTTTAGTCATGTCAAATCACCTTTTCTTTCAAAAAATTAAGTTCAGTTTGAATTTTCTTTTCATTGAGCAGGGACCGGATTTTGTCGACCACGGCCCTCGGAAGCAAACCGGAGGCCGAGGCCGCGAGCTGCTTGGGCTCGGCCGCTGCCTGGAACATCACGCGGTCCACCAGCTTGAGCTTGACCGCCTCATCTGCGGTGAGATATGTGGTTTTATCCATCATGTCCAGCGCCTGTTTTTCGGTCATGCCGGATTTTGCGACATAAGCGGAAGCGACGGACCTATCGGCCTTTTGAAAGGCTTCGGACGCTCCGTCCATTTCGTGGTAGTTGCCCTCGGCTATGCCGGAAACGCGGTGGACCATCATCCGGGCTGTGGATGCCATCTCCGACCAGCCAGCCATCGCAATCATTGAGGCGGCGGACGCACAAAATCCGACAATGTGGATACGCGTGCCGGAATACCCTTTCAGCGCCGTATAAATTTCCGACGCGGAATCAACGTCCCCGCCCGGAGAATTGATTTCCACATCCAGCACTTCGCCCTTTGCCTTTTGAATGGCTTCGGAAATATCCCTCGGGCAGGTGGCGGACCATCCTATCCAGGCATAGACTTCCTTGTAATCGTTTGGGATGATTTCTCCCTTGATTTCAACCTTCAATCCTCATCACCTCCGCTCCCGCCACCATCGCTCGTCGGCTGCGTATCTAACCGTCTGATCGGTTTATCCCCGCCCGGCAGCGGCGCAAGATTCAGCACAGCGCGCCACTCGTTTGGAGTAAGAGCACCTCTATCGACCATCGCCTGCAGGCCGAGCTTTGTTTTCGCGCTTGCATACTGCAAATTTGACGCCTCGAAATAAATCCGGTTCCCATGCCCGCGCTCGCGGCGTGTAAAAATCTTCCGCGTAAATTCATTGCTGAGCTGGATTTCATCCGGCTCGATTTCGCTTTCAAAATACGCGGTAAATTCATCTTCGGTAAAATCTGACTGCACGATTTTTTCGTTTGTGTTAAAAAACGAGTAAATCCGCTTCGTCGTTCGGTCCATCTGTGCCGCATTCGGGACGTAATCCTTCGGCTCAACCCGGACGGCCTCGGCCTTGCTGTCCACCGCGGCGACGCCAACCGACGCGCTGTTAATGGACAGGTAATTGTTCGCAAAATCCGTAGCCTGCTTTTGCAGGTCTTCCGGACGAAGCGAATTTGTAAATTTCAGCAGCCACTGAATAATCGACGAATTTTTAATGGCCCTGATAATCCCCTGGTCGGTTGTGGACACAACATCCATCAGACCGGCAAGCGCCGGCACCGGGCTTTCCCCGAAAATGTCGTTTTCGTAAACGTCATGTCGAAGATGGATTACGTCGGTGTAAGGAAAAGTTGCACGGCGCCCGTTCGGAAAATAAAATTTAAGGTACAGATTCATCCCCGCGTCGTAAATCGCATCAACCTGCGCCGCCGGCACCGGGTAAATCTCCATCGGATAGCCCCGGTCGTCCCGGACAATAACAGCAAAAGCGTTGTTGTTAAGGCAAAGCTGCGTTTCAAGTTTTTCCTGCATAACCTGTCCCGTCATATACGGGTTAGGCTCCTCGAGCAGAAACCGGATATAGGCGTCCGGGTTGACCGTCAAGGTGCTGCCCTCGGCCGTCACCGTTTCCCGGATATGCTTTCCGACCAGTTTCCCGACTGCTTTTACTTTCGGGCGGATGCAGGCGCGGATAATGTCGCTGTGGAACAGCTTTCCGTCCCATGCGTAAAAACCGTTTCCGCGATCCGTCATCATCTGGAACCGGACGGCGGTCGGGGAGCGGTTTCGAAGCCGGCTTGTAAAATTTTTAATCCATCCCGTTGGAATCACCTCAAATCATCGTCTGATATTCGCCAAGCTTATCCTGCAGCACCGTGTACGCATCCAAAAGCGCGGCGAGCCCGTCGATCCTTTTCCTCGGAGAGCTGGTTTTAATCGGCTGAATGTTGTCATTTTTGTCGATGTCGATCGCGGTGTTGGCAAGGCACCACTTGTCGATCGGGTTGTTGTTGTAAATCACAAGTTTACTGCTTAAATCCGCCCCGAGCTGCTTCATCGGCGAGGAAAGCGTTTGTTTACCCTGATGAACCGCAATCATGCTTTCTTTGCCAAACTCGCCCTTCATTTCCTCGACCCAATAAACCGCGGACCAGGCGTCGTACCCGACCCACGGAATGTACACGTCGAGCTGATTCTGAACCTCAAGGAACCATTGTGTGACGTACTTCGCGTGTACCTTGTTTCCGGGCGTCGTACGCAAAAGCCCCTGCTCGGCCCACAGGTCGTAAGGGATTTTGTCCTCTTTCGTCCGCTGCTCGATAAGGTCCTCCGGTAACCAGTACATCTGGAGCGTAAAAACGTTCGGGCATCCGGGGACCATGAAAATAACCTTCGCCGCCGTCAGGTCTGTGGTGCTGGATAGGTCGGCACCGCCGATGCCGTACTTCGGGAGAGGGAGAGCGCGGACATTCCCGGCATGCGTCCACAGCAGATTTCCGGCCCTTCGGTCAATCCGGAATGTGTCGGGATTGTTCAGCTGCTCGAAAGTTAGCCAGGCCTCGGACGATGTCTCGCGGATGTTAAATTCCTTGCAGACCAGATTCTTTACGAGCGCCGGGTTTGCTTTTGCCTTGTTTACCTTGTCCGTTAGCTGCGTCAGGCTTTTAATCGTTCCGAGGCCGGGGTTCGCTTTTTTCCAGCATTTCGGGTCGACCCATTCTTTTCGGCTGTCCAACTCATAGATAAACGGGATAAAATGCTCGTCATGGTATCCGACAGGGTCAAAGTACCCGTTGATTATCCGGGTGGCCTCATCATATTTCTCATCGTAAATATCCTCCCGAATAGTCCCGGCAGTCGACGTGATAAAAATCAGCGGCTGCTCGCGGGCCGTGATCCCATCAGCCATGATGTCATATAGCGCCCGGCCCTGCTTCCATTGGTGGATTTCATCCATCAGGCATCCGTGGATGTTCAATCCGTCGAGCGTGCTGCTGTCCGACGCAAGCGGCCGGAATACGCCTTCGTTTGCGGAGCAGTACAGTTCGGAGACAAGCGCCTTTACCCGCTTGCGGAGAGCCGGCGACTTTTTGACCATCAGCTTCGACGCGAGCCAGATCTTTTTAGCCTGGTCCATTTTCGTGGCGACGGCGTAAACTTCCGGCCCGGCCTCCCCGTCTGCGGCCAGCAGGTAATCCCCGACGATAGAGGCAAGCAACGATTTCCCGTTTTTCTTTCCGACGATCAGAAGCGCCTCGCGGTACTTCCTGATACCCTCGATATTTATAAAACCAAATACCGCCGCGAGCAACGCTTTTTCCCACAGCTCCAGTTTAACAAGTTTCCCGCCGTCCTTGCCCTGGTAATTGTGGCAGTAGTTTTCGGCAAACTCGAGAATGTGGTTCGCCCGCTTTGAGCTATAAAAATACTCGCCGGGATGGTCTAAATCCCAAGCGAGCTTCTTGTAGGTCTTTCTGATTTTTGTCCCGACGGCTTCTTCGCCGGACTGAATTTTGTTCCAGTATTCGCGTACAGGGTTGTAATCTTCGGAGTATCGGATCATGTGTCCTCACGGCCGTTTACAAAACTTTCAAACCCATCGTCCTTTTTCTCTTTAAGCTTGTCCTCCTTCGGGAGCAGGTCGGTAAGCTGCTTGATGACAGAGGCGTAGTTTTTTTCGAGTTGGATATAAATATCGACCTTTGCACTACGCTTCACCCCGGACTGATTCGCGCCGTTATGATATTCTTCCGTGTAACCATCAGCGTTGATATCGCGCTGGAGTTCGTAAAGGCTCGCCGCCATAAAAGCGGCATTGTCAATCAGCGAGCTAACCGACTTTTTTGTTTTGGATTCCAGCCGCGAGTAAATCCCGGAAAGTTTCCGCTTCTCGGCGGCAATGATTTCTTCTTTTGTCATATCCTCGTAGGTTTTCATAAAATCACCTTATTTCTATTAGAGAACTACACCGGACACGCGAACAGGGCGTGTATTTTTTGGAGCCCCGGCGCCGGTCCCCATGCAGCGTTTTTCTGAAAATTTTTAGGGGGGGCTACCGTCTCCGGGGAACCGGATTGCCTTTTTCGTCGAACTCGCATCGTGGCTTTTCTTTTTGATTTCCGCAATACCCATGCATCTCATCGTGGCAACACTTGCACAAATACTCCAGATTATTGTGATTGAGCGTCACGTTCGGGTCGTTGATGTTGACAGGAGTGATCGGTGCTTTGTGGTGGACGATATATCCCAACTCCTTGTGACATTGCTCGCACAGCCCGCCGTCAATGCTCTGTCTCTCGGCTATGTAAGAAGCTCTACATTGTTCCCATGCCCGAGAATGATAAAATGATCTGGCAAACTCACGCACACGCTTTCTTCCCTTCCAATACCGATCTGCCCGCCTCTCAGCAGCACCATACACAGCCGCATTAAAAGCCGGGCAGCAATGATACCGTTTCATGGTAAAACTGGTCGTAAGCGATGTGACATATTTGTGCCTTCAAGAATGATCACTTTGCCTTTTTCACTGCTCTTAAAATAATCGGTATTATGATCCCTCCCGCAGCCAATACGATCATCTGATTCGCGGCAT